ATGTTACCCAAGGCCTTATGTAAAAAGTTTTTATTCCAACTATCTATCTCTGTGTATCTTCTGAAACTCTGTGTGTCGTGTTCGGAATATTTCTCGGTATTAAAATAAGGTGGTGAAGTGAACACCGTATCAAAGTGTTCTTTATATTCAGTAAAATCAACATCTTCTGCTGGTAGTGGTATTAAATCTACTTTCTTTTCTTCTTCGAAGAATGTTTGATGTTTCTTATAGAATTCCACTTGTCTCTGATAGTTTGGATGATTGTTGGTATTCGGGTCAATCCCGACATATGATTTTGTTGTCTCTCCACAATAAAACCCAGCCAACCTATCACCCCAACCAGCACTAAAGTCGAGTACATTATTACTTCCAAAATAGTCATAAAAGGCCTTTGCAATACTTGGTTTGAATTGAGATGCAATATACTTTCTTAAAGTGGTTGCCATCCTCAATGTGTTTTCGTTAACTTCTGTTAGAACCTTTTCCAAACTGAAATAGGCTCTGATAATTGTTTTTATTCCCTTCTCTGTTTGCCATGTTTTCCATCCACTTGGCATTCTAACCCAATCAACCTTCCATCTATTTTCGATATGAAATGGATTAGAGGCGTTGTTACCCGCATTTACTCTCTTGAAATACTTCCACTCTCCAAGAAATCGTAAGTCATAATCTGACTTTGTGTCATTTCTTGGAAACCAAACACCATCAAGTAAGATATCATTCCACCAAGTTGATTTTAGTTTTTTCAGAGCATCAATCGTGTCTTGTTCTGTTATCTTCTGAATCGGTGGTTTGTAGGTATGTAACACCTTTGCTAACTCGTCTATGATATCATCTTTCTCATAGTCCTTGAGTATGGATTGCCACTCATCATGCGGTATGTTGATATACGGCTCCATATTATAATACTTTTTAAATCTTTGTTCTATTTCTTTTCCCATATCCAAATTGGTTCACAGAACCTTTTGTCCTTTGTTTCCTCTGCAAGTTTTAAAGACTCTTCACTATATTGTGTCTTATCTTTTGCCGTACCAGCTCCACCACTATTTGGTCGTTTTGCCATTTCCATTCCAATACAACCTATGTATTCCATATCTCTATATTCATCAAGAAACTCATTCATCGGGTCACAAATCTTTGACCAACCCCTCTCAGTTGACCACTTAGAATTTCCGTAAACGTCTGATATATTGACACATAGCTTACCACCACTTCTTAAGGTCGGTAACATATTATCGAGGGCTCTATGTAAAAACTGATTATTCCAATTATCAATGTCTTTATATCTAACCCAACTTTGAGTATCATCATGACTATATCTTTCCACATTAAAATAAGGTGGTGATGTAAATATAATATCAAATGTATCTTCATAACCATCATAGTAAAAGTCCTCAGCGGCCTCACAATAGAAGTCAACCTTTTTCATCGACTCAAACATCGTAAGTTGACCTTCGTAGTAATCAGCCTGTTCTCTGTAAATCGGATGGTTCTCTTTACGAGGATCGACACCAACATACAACTCGGTGTTCTGACTAGCAAAGAAACCAGCTAACCTATCTCCCCATCCCATCGAGAAGTCCATAACATTTTTGACCTTGAATAAGTCGTACAGAGCTTTTGCTACATTCGGTTTGAACTGACTACAGATGTACTTACGAAGTCCTAACATTACTCTTAATGCTGACCTATCTATCTTTGGTAGTTTCAGACTATATGCTGAACCCATCAATGATGTCATAAACTTTTCAGACTCCCAAGTTCGTTTGGGACCTGGTGATACTGAACCATCAACTGACCATCTATTTTCTTGTTGAAAATAATTAGATGATTTATTACCTATGTTATTTCTACTAAAATACCATTGTTCACCCTTATAAGTTAAAGGCCACTCATAACCCTCTTCGGAACGAGCAAACCATTCTCCTTCTTTCAGAATATCATAAACCCAAGTTCCCTTTAACTTATTGAAGTCCTTACGACAATTTTCTTCGGTCATCTCCATTGTCGGCATTGGATAGTCCATAGCGACTTTTGCCAGAGATTCCTTTACATCATCCTTCTCGAATGTATCCTTTATGTAAGTCCATTCTTTTTCATCGATGTGAAGATATGGTTCTTGGTTCTTGAACTTGTCGAAGTAATCTAAGTACAATTACTCTCCGAATAGGTCTTTGAATGCCTGATTGGCAGCTTTTGATTGTTGAGTCTTCTCTTTCGTTACCACTTCCTTCTGTACTTTAATATCATGGTCACCTCGTTTCCACTCATCATACTCTATTTTACTAGCCATCATATCTGCCTGATGTAATATATGAGCAATATTAGACCTAAGTTGTTTATGTGGCATGTAACTGACATAGTAACCTTTATTAGCTTCTTCATACATACCATCGGTTAATCTTAGTCCAAGATACTCATTTTCAGACATCTTGACATCAAAATGTTGTAATAACCAAATTGCCCTATCAGTTACAGTCATGTACTGAATATTAGGATTATGTTTATAGATTAACCCTTGATTCTTACGATGCCAGTCTGATTCGTTTGGTACATAATAGTCCTCAGCCAAACCACCAACTTTACCCAAGTCATGATGTAAGGCAGCAAATATTAACTCTTCTTTATCAAAATCGTCAATTGTAGCACCATTTTTACCCCATAAATCCCATATCTGAACTACTAAATCAGTTATATGTAGGACATGTTCCACATAACCACCAGCGTGAGCGTTATGGAAGTGTTCTTTACCACTTGCTGGTGCGATACACATCCTCTCTTCAAAGTAGTCATACATTTTATTTAAGTTATCGAGTCTTTCACCAACGAATGTTTCATTGATGAGACTCCTCAGTTTTTCCCAATTCTCTTGAATTTGTTCGGGTGTCAACTCTTTCATGATTCTATACCTCTTTGTTTCTTTATTTCTTGTATCTCGAAAACCTTACTTAAGTCTATCTTACCCATCATTACCAAACCTTGTAAGTCTTCTGTAGATAGGTCAACCAGTTGTTCGTCATCCATTGTGTCGGTCTTCTGTAAATTGTGTTCGGAACATAACAATTGTCCGTTGTCGATGTGAGTCTTACCACCTTTACTCCAAGGTTTTTTGTGGTCAACTTGTAGACCTTCTGTCACATTACAACCAGGATGATTACACACACAACCATCTCTGTCTTCTATCTCTTGTCTTTGTTTCTTAGTGAAATCTCTTTGATTATCTAGTATCACTATACCCCAATTGGATAGATTCTTTTCCATGTCAGTTTCAATGACACCCTTCAACCACTCGTAGTCATTGATGTTAATACCAGTCTTCCACACACCTTGAAATCTATACTTAGACCTTTCAGATTTCATATTCTTTTTGTGAACAATTGTTAACTTACCATTCACAACCTCATAACGACAGTTCTCAACCATACTTAGTTCTTTGACAGTTGTCAACAGATAGGAAGTTAACTTGTTGAAGAAAAGATTCTCATCCATTCTCTCCATTGAAAAGTGTCCGTACTTGTCAATCCAATCATTTATCATCAATCCAAGTTTAACCAGTGAACTCTTTGTCCAAAGTGTATTAATCTTCTTGAATCTTTTGTCGTTACTATTGTTGACGATGATTCTGTTCATCACAGACAATATTTTCTTCACTCTGTTCATTGTCTTACCATTTATGTGGTAGGAACCTGTCTTTCCTTTCTTCTCGTGTAAATCATTCTCATACACATTATCTATATATGTCTTACTCGGTGTAAGAGATGGATAAGTTTCAGGTTCGATACTACCTAAAAACTTCTCTTTAATTCGTATTGAAAGTATGGAAACAATTTCATCCGTAACACGACCTGTGTGAGATACTTTTGAACTCAAGTATAATAGTTTGTTTTCACTATTTATTCTCTTTGTGAAAATCTCAAACTCACTACTATCAAAAGAACCCAACTGACGACAACTATAAGAAATCTGTTTTCTGTATGAGTTTCTCCATTGTGGATCGGTCATGACATGTAAGTTATTCAAAGTTCTAAATTTCTCTCCAGCTAATGTATCAGTTAAAGTAGTGTAAACATCAACATCAAAAACCAAAGTCTTAGACAAATAGTCTTTGACCACTGGTGGGAACTCAACCCAACTCATCTCACCTAAGTCATACGACTTACCATTTATCTCCAAAGTAAATCCCTTTGGTACAGTTAGTAAACCTTGATAGAAGTTGAAAAATGTACGAGTTCTGTGTCCACCATCTAACAGTTCTTGTATAAAAAGTTCAATGTATTGTTGGTTATAATCTTGAAAATCTATTGGTTTGTCACTAACCTGTCTTAAAGAAAGAGGTGGTATCTTATCTCCTCTCAAAAAGTTTGAGATTAAATTCTTCTGCCAGGTATTACCTGTATAAGTACCCAACTCGTCATCATATGTATAAGGTCTTTGATAAGTTGGTTTCGGGTCAATAATTCCACTTCTGAAAAGTTCCATGTAAGTACCAAATTGGATGTTACCAGTGTAACCACCCAAAAACATCCTTACATAATTAAAACCTTGTAAACCCTCTAAATTATTTTCATTAACTAACTTCATGATTTATCTCTTTTTCTTTATCATTACCCCTAAATGTAACAATAAAACAGTATATGAGTCAAGAAAAAAAGGCATTTTTTTAGAAAAAATCATGGGTTATATTTTTAGATGAAGTGTACGCATCTTTCCATTTATATCTGAATTCAACGAACTCACCAAAGTTGTCAGCATATTTACCCCAAGGTTTCATCTTATCGTTGTGTATGTAAACGAACTCAGGATAATAGTCCATCAATTTCATATGTTCTTTTTCCCACATCTCTACAGTTCGACCACTACTTTGACAACCACCAGGCGCCCACATACCTTTTTTAAAATGACAGAACTCATCTGATATTCTATTCTTATATCCGTTAACCAAACAATCTAATGTAAATCTACTATCCGAACCTAAGTAACACAAATCCCAATTTATGTCGTCAATAAACTTTGAAAGTTCTCTACCATCTATCATGGTCGCCTGTGTAATAGCTTGGTTTTCTAAGTATCGTTTGCCAGGTGGCATCGCTGATGCTTTATGTCCAATGTGCATTATATTTTCATCATCCATCCAACCATGAAACAGAGTGAACATATCATCTAAGTCTTCTTTTGTACACACTCTTTTAGCAGTATCCATATTTGACTCATCACCAAAATATTTAGCATTTCTTCTCTGAATGACAAGTTGGTCATCTAACATGTAAAATCTCTTATTACCCGCATCTCTACAGATTAACTCTCTTGTTTTAGCGATACCAATATTGTCACCAACTACCAAATATTCCACGTCATATTTGTACTCATCCCTCTCTTGTTCTTGAACTACCATAACTACCTTTTCTTTATACTCATCTGGCAAACCATCAAAGGTAGTTTGGTCATTCACTCTACGAAACGTGGGTATATAAATTTTATCAATCATCTTCACTCCAATAATAAGTGGGTGTGGCGTCATCACCATCATAGATATTCGAGTCTGCCATGAGTGCCCTTCTGTATGGCGTCCAAGTTATACCACCACCCCACTTTAGTTTTTGTATTAACTCTCCTTTGGTAATACCAAAATAAGAATGCCTTATCATTTCTTTTATATCTTCTATCCTTGTTGACTTTTTCAGAGTTGGTAAGTCATCCACAAGATTATCTATATAGTCTGACATTTCTTTCATACTATCTTTAAACAACAAGTTGTCTCTCATCCAATCTAATCCTCTCTTACCCATCTCATTTCTGTGATTGTTGTCATCCAAGTATTTGTTTAACAAATCTACAGCTTGACCATTTGTCTTAAAAAACTCAGCATTAGATTGTAGTTCCTTATAATATAGTTCATCATACATAATATAAGGTGTTCCATTCATTAAACCATCGGTTGTAGCAACACTCCACCCACCATACTTTTGTTTAGGTGACAATCCAACACGACACTTACTTAACTTTTCGTAATAACCAGCCTTCTCAAATTTATCAGTAATAACATAATCTCTGTTAGGTTTATTTAATAGTGGTATCCACACCTTGAAATCTTGTCTTTGCTCTCTTAACTCGTCTACTATGGACATGAAATTATTGAAGTCTTTATATTCTTCTGGTCTATGATTGAACACGATTATTTTATCAGTATTTTCATTTGTCTTTTCAAGTATATCAG